CCTGTAAGGGTTACGAAATTGTCATCAGATAGGGCTGTATTAAACTGAGCTACAGTACCTGAAAGGGTGTTATCTGTAAGATTTATTGTCTTACCAGTTAGAGTCTCTGATCCAGCAAGAGTAGCAAAGTCTGCATCTGACATAGCAGAGTTGAACTGAGCCTTGGTTCCTGTAACAGTATTAGATCCAAGACTAATGGTTTTATTAGTTAAGGTTTGAGATCCACTAATTGTAGTTAAATCAACGCCAGCAGCTTGAACTGTTCCTGATCCTTTAGGAACAATATTAACTGAGATATTAGTATCTCCACCAGTAGCTGCAAGGCTTGGGTTATTACCAGTAGCAGCGTTAGTTACTGTGAACTCATTGACCGCAGATGTTGTCTTATTAAATACAATCTGTTCATTACCACTATCATCAGCAATGAAGCCACCATTAACAAACTTTGGTGCAGTAAGAGTCTTGGCACTTAGAGTCTGAGTATCTGTAGTTCCGACAATAGTTCCAGATACACCATGAACACCTGTAGTTGTTGGGCTTGCTGTTGATCCAAGGTGAGCTGAGAAGTCTGTAAAGTCTTGAGCAGATACAACATGTCTAACCGTGGCACCGGCTGAATGGGTTACATTCGTTGTATTATCATCACCACGAACAACGGTGAGACTTGTTCCGCCACCACTAGCCGTTACTTTAACAATCTCTTCTTTATTGGTATCTGGATCAATGACCAAAGAATATGGATAGCTGGTAGGAAAACCAGTCACCAAATCTAAAGTAATATTTGTGGCAACACTACTTATAGAAGAAGATAGTGAAGCCTGTTTTGCTGTGGATGAATAGTGTCTGTTCTGTGCCATTCGTTACCTCTTATAGTGGAGTCGGGGAGGGTATAGATCTCGGAGTGATGCAGCTTCTTGTTGGAGTCGCTGCGTATACAGACCAAGATAGAAACGAGCTGTAGAAGCACCTGAGCCGACCGGCTTCGACTGGTCGAGCATATCCGCTTCTACGCTTTGGAATGGAATCTTTGCTGCATCGCTATTCATAAGCAGACGAGCTATGGTTCCATACATAATTGCATCAACAGAACTTGATGGGAAACCAGTAACAGTTTCATATACATTACTATCTGATGTCAATATGGTAGGTGCTTTGGCAAAAGTAATTTGAACAGTTCTACCCGGATCGATAGAATCAAATATGTTAATAGTTTTACCATTGGGAAATGAAGTTGTGTTAGCTACTTTATCTGTGTTGTATCTTCTTACATTGAGCCATTCTTTAGTTGATCCAATAGTCTGCCACTTTACATCAAGAACATATTCCATAGCAGCAGGAAGAGAGTAAGTAGTTACAGCAGAGTTAAAGGAGAAAGTGTGTGTTCCTACTGCAAATAGTTCTGGGTAAGAAGCTTGAATTGTGTCATTAATTGTTTGCTTAACAAGACTTCTAGGATAAATAGGTGCAACAATTACTTTTGCATTATTAGCAGCAGTTGCTGCTGTGGTACCACGGAACCCTCTACCCCATGGAGCTATAGTTACAGTTTTTGTGGCGTTATCTACTTTATCTACATAAAGTAATTCATCGCCAATTTCTATAATTCCACGACCAATTTGATTTGTTTCATTGGCTACAAAAGATGTGTCGGATGAAGTGATTCCACCAACTTGATTTATCCAAGTAGCTGTTTCTAATTGAGCTGCACCACTTTGGATATTAAACATTACTTTGTCTATAAGCTGACCAAAGGTAGTTGACATTAGGTAGACCTTGCTCTTAGGGCAGCAGCAGGAGCCTTATCGGTTGTGCCACCTAGTTGATTACATACACCACGAAGATCCTTATAGTTAGGTCTTGTGTTACCAGCTTTGACATTCAAGGCACCAACAACATCAAGGCCGGTTGTGCCGGCAAAAGTGTTTGCTGCTTTTGCATCATCAACATAATCCTGTATAGCAGGATAAGTACCACCATTAGCAAGACGATTAAGTTCTGCTGTAAAGGTACTGCCATTAGTGCCTAGTGCCATTACTTGCCCTTCTTCCTTAATACTGCTGCGTTATCTACAAGGTTTGGATACTTGCGACCAGCAGCTTTTGCTCTAGCTTTTGCCTGAGTTTTCTGTGCAGGTGTTAGTTTTGTAGATTTTTTCTTTGGGTTTTTTGTATCCCAGAATGCTTTTTTCTTTTTCACCATTTCACCTTATCTGCCCAGTATGCGGCTGACATCTTTCCTTTAGAAATATTTTTTGCATGACGAGCCTTAAATGACTTCTGTCGTTTAGTTGGTTGACGATCGCCTGTGACACCCTGTTGACCAAACCTAATTGTCTTAACCTGTGATCCTTCTTTGGCTACGACAACATGAGACTTGGTAGGGTGAGAAGGGGTTCTCTTAGGTTTATTAAACCCAGATACCCCTGCTCTCTTAAGTCTAGGATCTGCCTTACTTCTTTTTTCCGCCACGCTTCTTTGCTTTCTTCATTACCATTTTCTTACCAGACTTCTTAGCATCTGCCTTAGCCATTGCCATACCTTTAGCGGTATATGCGTATTCTTTCTTTCCTACCTTTGGCATATCCTTACCCCTTTGTGTGATTATTTTGGTTTTCCCACCTGTGTTTATATCAAACGAGGCAGAAATCTCTATTGCTTTCTTTGCTTCATTTACTGCAACTTTGGTGCTTGTTGGGGAAATGTTAGCTCTTGATAAAGAGCCAAGTGCATAGGATCCACCGGATCCAACTGCATATACTCCACGATCATCTCTGCACCAAGAGAAATCATTATCTATCTGATATATCTTTCCACGGATACATATTAAGGCATCAAACCCTGCATCCTCGTTAGGCATACCATCTTCCTTCTTTGGAGAAGGATCGTATCCATAGTCGGTAAAAGCTTGTCTAAGTGATGGCATTAAATCTGTCATCATAAACTTATCTAAATTAACTACCTTTGGTAGTTTTGGTGGGATCCAACAGAAGTTGGCAATATCCCCGGCGATAGCATCGCCAGCAAAGGCAAAGACATACTCGCCCTTTTCAATGACCTTATCCATGCCATTGGCTATAAACTTTTGACTACCTGAAACCATCAAGGAATCTGCTGCTATAAGGCCCCAGCCTTTACCTTGGATTCCAACGATGGTAGTCATTATCAGTCCTTAAAACTATTGGTGTTGGCATCGAAGGCTTTACCAGCCATATTCGATAGCTCAACAGCCCCTCGGATATCTTTCATATTAGTTGTTGCTGGTTCAATGCCTTGGTCTATCGCTGACTTGTAAGCATTAAGTTCATTATCCCAAGACTTCTGAGACATTACCCTTCTGCTATTAGCATCTCCTGTATTAACTTGTAATCCTGAATCTCTAAGGCATTCTCCCCAGTTAGCATGATCCTGAGTGGGGCAACCTGTCCTACATGCCATTATGACCTCAATACTAAAAATCCATTATGTGCTTCATCAGATGCGGCATCGGCTTCACCTTGAGTCTTTATTGTATACCCTAGACCCACTAAAACATCTTTAACCGCTTCGGTTACGACATGCTCTCTTCCGCCAAGAAAGACATACTGATATTCATTTAACTCATCTTCTGTTACTGCCCGAGATGTGGTGACTGTAGCTCCATCTATTAGGACTGCCACACCCCTTGGAGATACGACTCTTCTCCACCACTTGTCTCGTAGTGGATAACCCTCCATTACCTGCGGTGGATAAAAAGTATAAGTAGCCATATTTCTCCTTTGTAGAGAGGGGGTGAGTTACCCCACCCCCTCAACTAATTAGCTCAGATTAAAGAGCTGATGCACCGGTTTCCAAACGAACAACGGCATCATCACGGAAGATGCCCCATCCGCCAAAGTACTTCCAGCCGAGTGCTGACTTACGGCGAAGGATGTCGATCTGAGGTGCAATGACAGTTTGTACATCATATACATTAGCCTCAAGAAGAGCTTCCTTACCTACTGCAACAGCCTTGTAGACAGTTGCAGATGAAGCACCGTCTGCACCTGAAGGAACACGAGTTGTCTGAACAACTTGGAATCCTTCAAGAACACCGATGGTGCCAGTCAATAGGTTGCCAACATTCTCAGTTGTGTACTTGTGAATGTCAACGAATCCACCTGATCCAGTTTCGGCACGAAGGTCGAAAGCTTGGCGTGGGTGGATGAACAATGTGTAAAGGTCACCAACACGAGGTTGGGCGTTAGCCTCAAGAAGTGTTGTCTGTGCCTTACGAAGCATTGCTGTTGAAAGAACATCTGAAGCTGTAAGAGTAGCTGTTGATGTACGGCTTCCACCGTACTTAACTACTGTTCCAGATGTTAGTGCTGTTGCAACAAGCTTGTCGAGAGTATCGGCAGCGTTGAATGCAATAGCATCACCAATCATTGTATCAATGTCGGAGAATGCAGCGAAGTTTACCTTCTCAGTTTGCTCAACTGCATTACCGTATTCGGTAACAGTTACGCTTACTTGAGATGGGTTTGCCAAAGCAACCGGTGTAATATCGGATGTTTCGGTTAGAGCTGTGGTAGCAGCAGTCAAGTTAGCATAAACTGCAAACTTGAGAGATGTACCCGGGTTGGTCATTGAAACTGGTCGTAGGTCTGCAACAGAACGCATAACAGGAAGTGAGCGGAGTGCAGCACGAACATATGTGTCATATGCATTGACTACGAGGTTGCCAAGACCAGAGATTTGTGTAGTTGCCATTAGGCACTACCTCCTTATTTCTTGGTTAATAGCCCTGCTTACCAAGATCTGCAAAGAGCTGCTTTAAGGCTTCTGGGCCTTTGGCAGCAGCTTCATCCATTTGAGATTGAATCAACTTTTCTCTGTCGGCTGTCATGCCGGCATCCATAGTTGATTGAGCCTTCATGTAATTTTCTTTGAAACCTTCTGGCAAGTTAGAGCTTGCTTGGTTGGTTGATTGACTTTCGATTCCGAAAACATCTCCGTATTCAGAAAGCCAAGTCGACAACGATTCCTCCGTGAGGTCGATGTCCTGTGGAATGAATGCCGCTATTTTCGGATTCACACCACGAGAGGTGAGGGTTTCTTTGATGGTTCTATCTCGTTTTTCTTTACGCAGTTCGGAAAGCTCTACCTGAATTTCTTTCAGTTGCTTTTCTTTTTGCTTATTAGCTTTGCGTAGTTGAGAAAATGCATCATTCGAATCTAATTCGAAATCTTCCTCATCATCTTCGTAATTGGACATTTGTCCTACTCCCTTTTTCTATGTTTGTCGCTGGCCTCAAATAGATCGGGGAATCTACTTGGCTCCAACTGCCGGGTTAATACTCATCTCAAGCTCCGGTATATCTAGAGATGGAGTGGGTGTTCAGGTCTTGAACCTGAATGACTGCCAGTCACCCGACCGATTAAACGGTTCTTGTTCTTAATGCTCTCTGCCCAACTCCGGTTGTTCCAGAGAATTGTGCAAGGTTTGTAGCTCTTAATCTACCCATGGTTTCTGTGGCTCCGACATCTCCACCGAACTCGGCAGCGATAGCTTCTTTGGCTCCAAAGTTTTCGCCATAGATTGAAGCAAGATCTCCATACTGCTGAATGTTTCTAGCAACCTGTGAGAACTTCTGTCTCTGAGTTCCATAGGCAAGTGATCCTGCACCGTATTGCTGTGCAATATCTGCTTGCTCTTTGGTTAAGCCCTCAAGAAGGGCTGCTGCTGTATTAAGGTTCTTACCTGCAATACCTTCAAGAATTGATTGACCTCTTGCTGGATCAATCATGTAGGCAGTAGTCATATCATCAGTAATCCCATAAAGACTCTTAAGTTGATCACGGATTGCTGGATTAGTTGATTGCACGAAATCTCTATATGCTTGGAATACATTTGCTACATCAACATTTGTGTAGTTGTTTTGTAGGAATGTCTGGAAATCACTTGTTTGATCGTAGAAACCTTTTGGTGCATTATAGGAAGTAAGAACCTTTTGGTATTCATCTTCCATACCAACAATAGTCTTTTCATCTAATGAACGATATCCAGCCTTAATACGAGCTTCATTAACCTTACCGAATCTTTCATAGTAAGGTGCTGTTTGGATCAGTTGTAGATAGAAACCTTCTGTGGTTGTAGGTATCTCATCAAACTTCTTACCACTTCGGTCTACGCCTTCTCCCTTAAAAATATCAGAGATTACTTTACCGAACTCTGGAACACCCATCTGAGTGAATCGTTCTGTGATAATGTCATATGCAGACTTGCGTTCTTTAGCTAACTGCTCAAGTTTTGCTTGTTCAGCAGCTTTCTGTTGGGCAGTAAGTTGTGCTTGGAAACTAGCCATTGATTTTGCAAGGGCTGCATCGATAGCCTTCTGCACATCTTCTGGGGTCATTCCTTGTTGTGAAGTATCTGGTGCTGGAGTATCTGTATATGTT